CGAGATGCTCCCTACAGGTTGGGAGAAAGAGTTGACTTTTCTGAGCGACAAAGCAGCTGTGAATGGGCTGCCAGGGGTTCGATTCATTGATGGATTGAATCGCTCCACATCCATGGGATTTCCATGGGCGTGCCCAAAGACGAGTTTTCTCACCGCAGATCCGTGTGATAAGTACCCAGATGGGGTGACTTTCACACCGGAAGTATGGGAGCGTGTGCGTGCGATTGAAGCACGTTATGCTCAAGGACTATGCGCCTATCCAGTGTTTACAGGACACTTGAAGGATGAGGCGGTCCCCTTTGCTAAACGCAAAGCACAGAAAACAAGACTCTTTACAGCTGCTTCGGCAGACTGGAGTATTGTTGTGCGTAGTCGGCTTTTGCCGTTTGTGCGCCTGATGCAGCGAAACAAGCTGGCTTTTGAAGCAGCTATTGGTGTCGTGTGTCAGTCTGTGGAATGGGAGTATGTCAAGGAATTTGTCACCAAGTTCGGAAAGAATCGAACTATTGGCGGTGATTTTAAATTCTATGACAAGAAGATGGCAACGGATTTCATCCTGGGCGCTTTTAGCGCTATTGCAAAGATCTATCAATTGGCTGGAGCCAGTCCGGAGGAAGTCCGGGAGATCATGTGCATCGGTGAAGACACTGCCTTCTCATTTTGTTCGTTCAATGGAGATTTGCTTGCCTTTTTGGGGTCCAACCCATCGGGGCATCCATTGACCGTGGTCATCAACTCGATTGTCAATGCGCTGTACATGAGGTACTGCTATTGGAAATTGAGTCCTGCAAATGAATGCAAGACCTTTAAGGAGTTTGTAGCATTGATCACATATGGTGATGACAACCAGCAGGGCGTTTCGGCGCTCGTCCCCTGGTACAATCACACAGGTGTGCAAGAGGTGCTGGCAACGATTGGTGTCACGTACACCATGCCAGACAAGGTTTCAAAGAGTCAGACCTACACTGATTTTGCGGAGGCGTCATTCTTGAAGAGAACTTGGCGTCATGATGAAGATGTGGGAGCGTGGTTGTGTCCTCTGGAGGAGGCCTCAATCCACAAATCCCTGACGGTTTGGACACCGTCGGGCACGATCGATGCGTTTACGCAGATGGTCCAAGTTATTACGGCTGCTAATAACGAGTATTTTTTCTACGGGAAGGAAGTCTTTGAGAAGCATCACAACTTCTTTTTGGACGTTCTTGCCCGAGAGCCATATTGTTTCTGCAACATGGCTGACAGCCTGCCCAATTGGGATACCCTGGTGGGGAGACACCACCGGGCATCGCGGGATATTGCCCGCGAATATGGTCGCGAGAGCGACGTGGAAAGGTTTGGCTGCCTGACCACAAGTGAAAACTAGTCACAGAAC